GCAAAAGGCCACGTGCGCCGAGAGAGTTCTCGGCTCTCTATCAGCAGCACCCCGACCCATTGAGGGAGGTAATATCGTCAAGCGTGATTGGTTTCCGAGAATATCGCTTGCAGATTTCAGAGCCTGCGTTTCAACGAGCCGATGCACTTCTATCTCGATACCTGCCCTATAACAAGAAGAAGAAAGGGCAGGATAACGACCCGAGCGGTATTCTTGCAGCGTGCAGGATAGGAAACTATATCTATCTCTACCACGCAATGCAGATGTGGAAAGAGATGCCCGACCTCTTGCGCTTTCTGCCTGAATATATCTCGGCTCACGAGGGTAATTCAGAGAGTAAGCTCAATGTCGAGCCAAAAGCAAATGGCATCTCCGTGGTTCAGATGCTCAAAGTAAGCACGACCATCAATGTCAAGGAAACGCCTACGCCGACCGATGATAAAGAGGTGCGTTTGAGGGTGGTTTCCCCTCGATGCGAATGTGGCAGGGTAATACTCGTTGAGGGTACTTGGAATGATGAGTTTTTGGACGAGATATGCGGCTTCCCTGCTCAACCTCACGATGAGTTCGTGGATATTCTCGGATATGCTATAAATGACCTCTACGAGGATGATGACGATATAGATTACGATAACCTCGATAAGGCAAGTTTCGGATTATAAACAACTTAAAATATTGATGTATGGCGTTTTTCGATTTATTCCGCAATTTCCTCAATGCGCTTACGGGAACGAAGCAGGAGTTTGAGGAGCTGTTGGCTGCAAAGGATATTTCCGCAGTCAAAGACAAGATGGCGAGCCGTCAGGATATGGCGATTGCTGCCTTGAAAGAGTACGATACATTCTCTCACGAGGTGATGAAGCGAGAGGATAAGATTATCACCGACAAAAAGGGAAATTTCATCCGCAAAGAGCCTGTATGGAAGCTCCCTATCCCCTATCCTGTCTATATCAACGAGATTTCTCTTGTTTTCCTCTATGGTCGCCCTATCAAATGGATGCAGCAATCAGAGGGAACGGATAGAGCTTTTGAGAAGTTCCTCGATGTAGTCAAGAATACCCGATTTGATGCCAAGATAAGGCAGTGCAAGCGTATTGCAGGAAGCGAGACCGAGAGCGCAATGCTCTTCCGTGTCTTTCGTGATGATGAGGGAAAGCCTGATGTCCAGATACGAGTGCTTGCCAAAAGCAAGGGTGATGAAATCTTTGTGAAGTGGGACCAATATGAGAATATCATCTCTATTGGCTGGGGCTACTATGTGCGAGAGACAGGCGATAAAGTAACCTATCATTTCGATATATTCACGAAAGAAATCATCTATCGATGTGCAAAGAAGCCTCTCGGCTGGGAGGTCATCGAAGAGCCTAATTTCATCGGGAAGATACCTATCATCCTTTTTCAGCAGGATAAGGAATGGAAAGGCGTTGAGCATCTTATCCATCGTGAGGAGTTCATTGCTTCACGCACGGCAGATACCAACGATTATTTCTCCGACCCTATCGCTATAATGAATGCGGATGTTATCAAGAATATGCCCGAGAAGAAAGAGGCGGCAAAGATGCTCGTAACGAATGATAAGGACGGCGTGGATAAGGCTGCAAAGTATCTCACTTGGGATAGTGCGCCCGAAAGCAAGAAGCAAGAGATTGAATGGCTACAAGAGCGTATCCTCTCGATGTCATTCACTCCGAAAATCTCTCTCGATACCCTCAAATCTCTCTCACAGCTATCTGCAAAGGCTCTCCGTACCGTGATGATGCTTGCCGATATTAAAGCCTCGAAGCATAAGGAGGTTCACGATGAGCTGATAAGCCGTGTTGCATCCCTTATTACTGCGATTATCGGCAATGTACTCGATGTATCACTCAAAGGCGAGTGCGATAATCTGCAAGTCGGACACGAGTTCCAAGAGCCGTTCGGTGAAGATGTTGCCGATGATTTGAACAATATCATCCGTGCCGTAGATGGCGGCATCCTATCCACCGAGGGCGGTATTGAGCTTAATCCTCTCGTGAAGAATGTGCAGCGAGAGAAAGAACGTTTGGCTGAGGAAGCCGCAGAACGCCAGCAACAGCAGATGAATATATTTGGCGGAGGTGATGAGGGCGGCGCACAATCTGCGTCAGACGGCGATGAAACAGAGGAAGATGATAAAGAGGGCGCAAAGAAGAAGAAAGTGCAGGAGAAGCAAGGAAAAGGCGCAAAAAACGAATAATAGCCGATGATTACCCACGACCCGAAAGCTGAAACGCAAAAGCGCATCGCAAGAACCGAGGCGTATGCAGAAAAGGTGAGGACTTTGTTTGCTCAAACGGTAAACCAAATCCTCGCCCTCAATAAGCGTGTGCCTACTCTCGATGACGGAGCGATGTATTCCTTTGATGGCGAGAATATGCGAATACAGAAGCAGGTGGAGTTCCTATTAAGGCAGCTCCATTCTGTCGCTACTATGGCTATCAAAAAGGGTATCACGCTCGAATGGGAGCAAGCTAATCAGGAATGCGATAAGCTGGTCTCTTCTCTCTTCGGAAAGAAAGTACTCGAAAGCGCAGAGTTCTCGGCGTGGAATAATCATAACTCAAAGGCTCGTGATGCTTTCATCAATCGCTCCGAAAAGGGCTTGAACCTCTCGGATAGGGTTTGGCAGTCAGTCCGTCAGTTGAGAGATGAGATGGAGGTTGCTATGACCGTAGCCATTGGCGAGGGCGATAGTGCGCAATCTATGTCAAAAGCCGTCAGGAAGTATCTCAACGACCCTGATTTGATGTTCCGCCGTTTCCGCTATAAGGATGAGAACGGAGAATGGCAAAGGAAATGGAAGAAGCGTATCAAGACCGATGACGGCAAATATAAGTGGATTGATTACGATAGAGACGATTATAAGACAGGTGCAGGCGTTTACAAATCGTCTGCAAAGAACGCTATGCGTGTGGCGAGAACAGAAACTAATATCGCCTATCGTAGAGCCGACAATGAGCGTTGGTCGCAAATGAATTTTGTCCTCGGTCAGAAGATACAGCTCTCGAAGAACCATCCGCAAAAGGATATATGCGATAAATTAGAGGGTGACTACCCGAAAGATTTTGTCTTTGACGGGTGGCATCCTCAATGCTTCTGTTTTGTCACTCCTATTCTTGCAGATTGGGAAGAACAGAAGAAGATGGAAGAGGCGATGATTAAGGGCGAGAAGTATGTTTCACCCCGAATGGTCAGAAACTATCCGCAAGGCTTCAAAGATTGGGTAACGGAACACGCAGATAATATCTCGGCGGCTCGCAATAGAGGCACAGAGCCTTATTTCATCCGTAATAATGCCGATGTGATAGACGATATACTCAATCCTGATAAGAAGAAGCCTCTCACTCTTCTTGAAAAGGCGAAGCTCCGTCACGATGCCCGAACCCCTGAACAGATTGCAGAAATCAAGGCTCGTGCAGAGGAACGGCAGAAGAAGCACGATCTCATCCGTAAGACGGCGACTAATATCCTCAAAGTGGCTGGCGATTACGGAGAGGTTGATTATAGTACTCTTCAAAAGTATGTCGATGAGGGTAATCTCGATAAGATGCAGATTGAAACAAAGGCGGTCGCTCAACAGGTTCTTGCTATGAAGAAGCAGGAGCAAGCTCTCTCTACGCTTATTCCTGATGCTCACGAGTGGCACAAGCAATTCACTATTGCAGAGTTGCAAGGCGCATATAATGCTGTCGAGAATATGCTTAATAAGCATAAGGGAGAGACTCCTCAACAACTTATGAGTACGATGAAGTGTGAGGCTGATTGGTGCGCAAAGCATCCGAAATACAAGACCTCAATTATCGTACAGAAAGCCTATGAGCATAAAGCAAAAGAGATTGAAGAGCAGATAAAATGGGAAGATATTAAGCAGAAGCATAAACTCTATTTGAGTAAATATGCTTCATCTTTCCCTCATCTCGTGCAAGAACTTACAGATGCAGTCAATGCGAAAAACCTTTCAGGGGCAGAGGCTGCGGCTATTCGTATTCGAGAATGGGATTTGATTATCTCTCAACGAGAGCAGATGGCGGCATCTCTTGGAGCGGTCAATGCTGGTCTATTAAAGCCTGTTGACGATGCGATACGAGCCAAGAATAAGGCAGAAGCCGACAAAGCTTTGAAATCTCTTGCCAAATGGCAACCTATAATCATTAAGCGTGGTAGTTATGCAAATGTATTCGGTTCTGAATATTCGGGATTGCTCGCTTCTCTTGATAACGCTATCAAGAATAATAAGCCAATAGTTGCCAAGAATGAATGCGTAGAGCTTGATAAGTGGGCAGAGATTATCGGCATTGTCAAAGATGCGGAAGCCTTGAAGCAGACGGCAGATTTGAAGAAACTTCTCAAAGAGATAAAGCCTTATATCAAGGCGGAGAATATCACCCAAGCAGAAAGTATCTCAAAGAAGCTCGAAAAGTC